TCTAATTCTTCTTTAGTAAACTCAATTTTTCCATTTTTATTTGTCTAAAAAACTTTAACTATCATTTTTTATTTACTCCAATATTTCCATTATATCCATATGTATCTGCTTGATATAATGAAATAAAATATTTCTCTTTTTCATTTAATTCATCTCGATTACATTCTAATAAAATTTCAAAAGTGAAATTCTAAAGACCGTAATCCATTATAGCTTTATAAAGTTTATTTCCTGGCGGAGTGTCGATACCCAAACCAGCTTTACAATGCTAATTCCATCTTTTATATATATCAACAGCTTGACCAATATAACACTCGTTAGTTTCAATATTTGTTATTTTATAAACTCCCATTTTAGTTTTATCTTTTAAAATAATAGGAAATTTTATTTTAGCTAAAGGCTGCCAATATGTCTGCCAAATTAACATAGATAAAATACGAGGTTTAGCTAATTCTAATTTTACTTTCTATAATTTTTTTATATCAGAAAGTTCTATATTAGATGGGACTAATCTATAGTCATCTGCTTTACTTTTTATTTCTTTCTATCTTAATAAGGACTAGTATGCGGCCTTGCGTGTCTACTTTAATGTCTAGAGTGAGGCGGCCGCCGCCTAAACTTCCTATCGAAGTGTAGCCAATTCTTGTTCACATCTAATTTTCTATGCTTTACATTCAGCTCGATGGAACTATAACTATTGGTCTATTGATTTGCGTTTTATTTCTTCATAATTTTTTAATCGAGTTTGAATTGACTATTCTTCAAAATTATATTTCTAATTAAATTTTTGTTCTTTTTGCTATATTTTATCTTCTATTAAAGTTAATCGATTTTCAGCTTCTATAATTTTGGTTGTATATCCTTGCTAGATTGCTTCCTACTAATCTTGTAACTAAGTTGCTTTTTTATTTAATCTTGCCTACCAAGATTGTAAGAAAAAATAATAGATAATAAAACCGATAATAATAATAGTAACAATAAAGCCTAAAAATAACTATTTCATAATAAAAAGTACCTGGGTTAAAATCTTATTTAACCCAGGTAGCTCCTTTCATTAAGCATTATAATCAAAAGTTCTACCATAGTCAGTAAACTCGATAAACTTCACAGCTTTATGAACTACCTTACCGTCCTTCTCTTCCTCAACTTCACCAGGAATACGGACCATAAGAGGCTTTACTTCCTTTACCTTCTTACCATCTATTTCCTCACCAGTTTCTTCCTTGTGATTTGTAAAAGCAGCGGTAAGAGTTGCATTAACACTCTTTGCACTCAAACCAAGAGCTTCAGCAATATCATTTGCTGTAATACCCTCTGACTCATGTTCCTCTACATACTTCTTAACTAGAAGTGCTTTCTCACTAAACTTACCCATTTTTCATTTTCTCCTTTTTTAATTAAATTTCTTATTTATTATATTATATTAAAATTTTTTATAAAAATCAAAAACATTTGAGTTCTTGTCTTATATATTCATCTAGCTAGAATAACTCTTCAACAGAAAGGGAGTCTATAATATTTTCAATTTTAGCAGAAACATCTTCAAGATTATTGTCCTGCTTCCGGCTCTCCATTTCTAACCTAGCTACCTATTTTGCTATTTCTTTTAACTTTCTTTTATTCATAATATTATTATACCAAAAAATTTTTAATAAGTCAATTTATTAGGTTCAAGAAATCATCTTCAGTAATAATTGGAATATTTAATTTTTTAGCTTTAAGATTCTTACTTGATGTAGACTCTACATCGTTATTAATTAAATAATCGGTCTTAGAACTTACTGAATCAGTTACTTTTCCGCCTTCTTTTTCAATAGTTGCTTTTATTTCATTACGGTTTTTAAAAGTTTTTAATTTACCTGTAATAACAAATGTCTTACCTTCTAACTTCTTCGATACCGAGATAAAAACAATCGGCCGCACCTCTATTATATATTTTTCAAAAATAGAATCTGCTTCAGTAAAATCATAATCAAGTAAAGTTTGAATCATAACTTCACCAACTCCAGCTATTTCATACAACTCTTGGCTATTGTTATTAACAGCTTCTCGAAAAGTTTTATAGTTTCCAAATTTTTTAGATAGTGCTTCAGAAGCCACTTTCCCAATTAATGGAATACCAATAGCACAAATAAATTTAGCAGTAGAACTTTTTTTACTTCCTTCTATTGCATTTAATATTTTATTAACAGATATTGTACCAAAACCAGGTTTATTTGCCCATTCTGTTTTATATTTCTCTAGTTTAAAAATATCTTCAATACTATCGAGCCAACCATAATTAATAAGTTTTTCAAGAGTAACTTTAGATAATCCTTTTATATCTAATCCCTTTTTACCACAAAAATGGTCTAAGCGGTTAATTAATTTTCCATTACAATTTGGATTTTCACAATAGGCTCTTGTAATACCATTCTCTTCTTTAAAAGCTATTTCTCCATGACAAATAGGGCAATATTCAGGAGCATCATTTGCAGAAACTCCTCCCTTTGCAACAACTTCTCCATAGTCATATTTGGGACCCGCAGAGTAAATCTGAGGAATTATCATGTTGCTTTTATAAACTTCAAGAGGTTCTCCAACATACGCACAATCTCCTAATGTTTCTTTCATAATACTAACATTATGAAGAGAAGCACGAGATACTTCTGCTCCATCTATTTCAATAGGGTCAAATACAGCAACAGGAGTTAAAATTCCTGTTCTACCCATTGTCCAATCAATGTAGCGGAGTCGTGTTGGATATGTTTCATCATAAAATTTATAAGCTAATCCACCTTTGAAATGATGATCGGTGCGACCTGCTTTATCATATTCTGCGATACTATCATATTTAAAAACTACCCCATCAATAGGATATGAATTGGCATCACTTTTTTCTTTTATTAAATCTATTATTGATTCAATGTCATCTACAGAATCTCCCCAAAAATAAGGTACTACTTTAAATTTTAATTGTTCTAAAAAATAAAGTTTAAAATGTAAAGTTTGGATAGGTTCAGAATAATTATATATGTCATTTTTATAAATAACATCCCAAGCAACAAAAGTTAAATTTCTCTTCCTACACTCTTTAGAATCAAGAAGTCTAATACTTCCACTTGCAAAATTTCTAGGGTTTTTATATGTATTTGAAAAAGGTTCAAAATCTTTGTAAGTACAGATAATCTCCCCATCTATAATAAGTTCATCTCCTTTATCTCCAGAGATTTGATTAGGAATAGAAGGAATTATCATAGCATTATGAGTAATATCTTCTCCTTCTATTCCATTCCCTCTAGTTTCTGCTTTAACTAATTTTCCTTCTTTATAAGTAAGAGAACAAGTTAAACCATCCATCTTAGCCATAGCAATCCATTGTTTTCCTTTAACAAAAGATTTTATAACATTAATATCTTTAGTTTTATCAAGAGAAAGCATAGGATGATTATGTTTAACCTTTTTAAGTTCTGAAACTTTTTTATGTATAATAGTTTGAGTAGGAGAATTGGGTAAGGTATACCCAAGTTCTTTTTCAATATTTTTTAATTCATAATACCATTCATCCCATTGAGAATCTATTAAATAAGGCTCTCCTTTTTCATATGCTTCAGTAGCTTCATTCATTTGTTCTACTAACCACATCATTCTATCTTTTTTATCCATTATATTTACTCCGTATAAACTGTTTGATTGCAGCAGGGGCATGCACAATAATAATATGTTTCATTATATTGGCTGCCCCATTTATATTCATCTTTTTCTGCTTCAAAAATACAACCACATTCTTTACATTCAAAACGTTTAATTTTTTTTAATTTTTTTAAATCGCCTTCTTTAATAATTTTCATTTTATAATTGTCGCAGATTCTACGACACTCCTCTCGATAATTTTAGTTCCCCCACCCAGTTTAGACTGAATAGAAATTTCATTAACAGGAACACAAATAGAATTTGGTTTACCTGCAATTAATACCAAATCTTTTTCAGTAGCACGGAGTGCGGCTGCCACATAATCATCAGGGTCTAGCTTTAATGCCATACTACCACGGCCGCCGCGGTTTTGAATAGTAAAATCAGAGATAAGCATGCGTTTGCTCTTTCCTTCTTTTGTGATTAATACAACATAATCATTATTAGATGAAAAATTAATTGCTCCAGTAATACCATCTCCATCTCTTAAATTGATTCCTTTAACTCCACTAGTTAATCTACCAATAGGTTTAATATCATCAAAAGTAAATTTAATAGCATACCCTTCCTCTGTTACAAGAATAATTTTTTCATCATCATTCATAAAACGGACAAAAGCAAGTTCATCATTATCTTTTATCTTAATAGCTTGAATACCTGTTGTCTTTTTAGTATTAACATATTCTTCAAATTTTGTCTTTTTAACAAGACCATTTTTAGTGAAAAATACAACATAATCAGCAGGCTTTTCTCCTCTAGCGGAAGCAATTTCTTGAATGATTTCCTTATCATCTAATTTTAAAATAGCTTTAAGATTAACTCCCCTAGATGCATTAGTTCCTTCAGGAATTTTATCTACATTTAAACGATACATCTTTCCTTCAGAAGTAAAAATCATAAGAGTATCAACAGTATTTGTTGCTAACATTATTCTAGTAGATTCAGAAGCTGTTTTAACTCCTACTCCCCGTCTATGTTGTGCTTTAAAATTCTTCTTAGGAATACGTTTTACTTCATTTAAATTATTGACAATAACAACGACATCTTCGGGAATAATTTCAGCTTTCTCTTTTTCTTCTTTTGTTATTTCAATCTGAGCAAGTTCAGTTCTACGAGCATCCCCGTACTTCTTAACTAAATCATTTAATCTAGTTTTAAGTATATCTTTTTGTCTATTTTCATTAGCTAAAATATCAATAAGGTCATTAATCTTATTTTCAAGTTCAGCTTTTTCTTTTTCTAATTCAATCTTTTCCAGTCTAGCAAGAGAAGATAATCTCATTGCAAGTATAGCTTTAGCCTGGTTTTCTGTAAAATTATACTTAGCTATAAGATTGACTTTAGCGGCTGCCGCACTTTCAGATGCTTTAATTAAAGCAATAATATTATCAATATCTTCAAGTGCTTTAAGCAATCCATTAACAATCTCTAATCTTGCTTCTGCTTTTGTTAAATCAAAATTACATTCTTTAACAATACAATCAAGATTATGGTCAACATAAATTTTAATTGCGTCTTCAAGATTCAATTCTGTAGGAGTTTTATCTATTAATGCAACTTGATTATAACTGAAAGAAGATTGAAAATTAGTTTTATTATATAATTTTGCAACAATGGAAGAAGGGTTAATTCCTCTTTCACAAGTTACAACAATTCTAATCTTCTTAGAACTTTCATCATGTATATCAGAAATACCTTCAATTTCTTTATCTTCACAAGCCTTACCTACTTGTGCAATTAATCCTTCTATTGTTTCTCCATAAGGTATTTCATAAAAGATAATTTTATTTCCTTCAATATTATATCTGGCCTGGATTTTTACAGTTCCATGCCCAGTTTTCATAATTTTAGGAATATCATCTTTATTAATTATTAATCCACCAGTCGGAAAATCAGGGCCATCCAACATAGGAGTAATGCCATCCAAGTAATCTGTAATCGCTTTTGCGACATCATTAAGATTATGAGGTGCCCAATTGCATGCCATGGCAACCCCAATACCAGTGTTAGGATTACAGAGTAGATTAGGAAAGGCAGAAGGGAGAGTAATAGGCTCTTCAAGAGTCTCGTCATAGTTAGGTATAAAATCTACATTATTTTTCTTAATTCCATTTAACATTCCTTCTTCTGCTATTTTACTAAGGCGGGCTTCGGTATAACGAGCGGCAGCTGGTCCATCACCTGCAATATTTCCGTTATTGCCATGCCAATCAATTAGAGGGTATCTCATTACCCAAGGCTGAGACAATCTTACCATAGCTCCATAGATAGATGAATCTCCATGAGGATGATATTTACCCATAACATCACCAACAATTCTTGCGGCCTTCACATGAGGTTTAGATGAGAATCTTTTCTCTTCAAATGCAGACCAAAGAATACGCTTAGCAACTGGCTTAAGTCCTGATTTAGCATCTGGGATTGCACGGTCGGTGTTAACGGCGACCGCATATTCTATAAAGTTTGTACTTAATTCTTTTGTTAAATCATTCTGCATCATTTACTACCTCGTAATTTACTTTAACGATGCCTCCATAATCTTCCACACTATAATCATCTATAACTAAATCTAAGTCACATAAAATATCTTGATTATAAATAAAATCTAAAGAGTCTTCTTGAAGTTTTTTAAATTCTTCTTCTGTTAATTCTAAAATCCCTTCTTTATGACCATAACGAAGATGTCCAATAACATATTCTAATGGAATATCAAATTTTACTTTTTTATTCATATTAATCCTCCCATTCTATATTATAATGTTTTGCTAATGCCCTTTTTAAATCATCATAACAGTCAGGACAATAATCTAAAAGTTGGGTAGAATTATTCATTCTACTTTGATATGTTGGTATTCTAATTTTAAAAAACATATTAGAAGAAAACATATTGTCTGTAAGGTCTTTTTTACGGCCTATAGCTCCACATGTATCACAAATACATCCAAATTCATTTCTTGCCATTTTTTAATTCCTTTCTATTTCTCCTTTATAAAAATTAAAATCAGGACATTCTTTTTCTTTCAATGTATTCAAATAACTATCTGGGTTACAATCTATACAACCATGTATTTTACAATATCTAGCTTTATAACTACAAAAATAATCATAATAAACATTTTTACAATATTCACATTTATTCTGCATTATAAGTAGCCTCCTCGCTGTGTTGTCTAATAAAAGCTTTTCTAGGTTCAATTTTAGTTCCCATTAAATTTTCAAAAAGTTCATCTGTTTCATCTATATCTTCAATAGTAATCTGTTTAATAATTCTATTATTAGGGTCAGTAAGAGTTTCTTCAATTTGTTCTACGTCCATCTCACCTAAACCTTTCATACGGTTTACTTGATAGTTTCCAGTATTAGTTTTTCTATACTGTTCAAGCTCTTCATCATTTTTAAGATATTTATAACCTTTATTTCCAGCCAAAGTAATTTTATAAAGAGGAGGTACTCCAGCATAAATATATCCATCATAAATCAAATCTGGACAAAAGTTCCATATGAACGTATAAAATAGGTTCTTGATATGGGCACCATCAACATCAGCATCACTCATTATGATAATTTTACCATATCGTAACTCATCTTTATCGTAAGTTACTTTCATTGTCTTAGTATCAATTTTTAATCCAAATGCGTCAATCATAGTCATAATTTCAGCATTTTTTTGAATTTTATCTAATGTAGCTTTTTGTGTATTAAGAATTTTCCCTCTAACAGGCATTACAGCTTGAAATTCATTATTTCTAGCTGTTTTTAAACCGCCTGCCGCGCTGTTACCTTCTACAATATATATCTCACATTTACTGCGGTCCTTACTATAACAATCAGCTAATTTACTATCAAATTTAAGAGCCTTCTCTTTTTTCTTACCTTGCTCTCTAGCTTTTTCCCTAGCCTTTTTTGCGGCCTCTCTAGCCTTTTTTGCGTTAATAGCCTTATCCGCAATTAACTTAATTTCTTTTTCATTATTGTTTAACCAATAACTTAAATTTTCAGATAAGGCTGCGTTAAAAGGCTTCATATCAATTTTAGTGATACGGCTCTTAACCTGAGCATCATATGAAACATTTGGAGCGGTAATATTAAAAACAATATACATACCTTCCTGTATATCATCACCGCTTAAATTTTCATCTGTCGCTTTTAACCACTTCTTTTCTTTAAAAAATTTATTAAATTCTCTAGTAATAAGAGTTTTAACCTGAGTAATATGAGGACCATTCTCAGTAAGACCTGTATTAACATATGGAACAATGGTGGAAGAATAATTAGAGGTATATGTAAGAACCATATCCATTTTATTCTTACCTTCAGTATAATTCATATCAAACCTAGAATCAATCAGTTCTTTATCACCGACCGCCGCATCTACCAAATCATGTAATCCTCTTGTAGATACATAATCATAAGTTTTTCCATTTTCAATAAGATGAATAGTTAATCCAGGGCATAGACATACTATTGTTTTAAATAGATTATGAATTTTATTACTTTCTACTTCTGTATGAGTAAAAAATTCTTCTGAAGGCTGCCATTGAACACAAGTTCCACCCTTTTTTACATCTTCAATAGCTTCTTTGCTTTTTGGCTCTCCGTTATATCGAATTTGAAAAACACCTTCTTTAAAGACGATTTCTTCTCTCTTCATATCTCTATAAGTAGAAACTACTAGCCAATGAGAAAGAAAAGTAGTAATTTTAGAACCAATTCCAAAAGAACCGAGTGAAGTTCCTTCATATGTTCCATCTTCTCTGTACTTACCAGAAGTATTAAGAACACTAAAAGCAGCTTCGAGAATTGTTTTTCCATCTTCTCTAAAGCTGTTTGGAATAAAACCTTGTCCATAATCTCTAACTGTCACTATGTCTTTATCTATTGTTACATCAATTTTATTTCCATGCCCAAGTCTATATTCATCAACTGCATTAGAAATAATTTCAACTAGCAATTGAGTTGAATATGTAGTATCTCCTGCATAAACTCCAGGACGAAGTCTAGTAAATTCCAAAGGAGATAATGACTCAATTGAATTTTCATTATATAAAGTTTTATCTATCATATATCTTCTCCTCTTTCTGAAGCAAGAATTTTATTTAAATAAGAAATTAAAAAACTTTTTACTTCTTCTCTTGTTTTTTCATTAGAATGATGTACACAATTAGGAAGTATAATACAATCTATATTTTTATCTTTAAAAATTTCAACTAATGAATTGGTTACATCTTGTAGCACATCACAAGATGGAATTGGGAATCCTTCTTCATCTACATCATAATAGAAAATTATATATTTTTTTTCCATATTAATACTCCTTTTCATTTTATAAATAAATTATATCATAATTTTTAAAAATTTGCAAATTTCATTGTTCTGTTCATATGAATATAAAAATCTTGCATCATTTTAGTTCTTGACTTTATATCACATTGACTTGACAACTCTGAAAAATTTTCATATAATATAAAAAAGGAAATAAGTCAGAGAGGTGACACGTATCCATTTAAATTATATATAGACAAAAAAATAGGAGGTAGCATTACACTACCTCCTTTTATTATTTATTATTTAATTTTATCCTACTGTGCTAATTGGTTCTCTTATACGTTTAAAGAAATCAAAACACCAGTTTGAACCTCTACTAATAAGAATACCTGTTATTATTTTAGCTACAATTGGATTTGCAGCCATTCCAATTATAGCAAAAAGATTTACATTCTCAAAACTAAAAGCAATAAAAAGACCAATTAAAATAGTAATTAATTGGTAAATTCCTTTTGATTTATCTTCTGCTTTAAACATTTCTGCAATAGTTTTTCCATACTATGTCAAGGCTTCAGTTAAAATAACTGCCGCAATAAGTATTTCCATAATCATTTCCTCCTAATTTATCTATTATTTGTTTCAAAATCATTTGTTGCTAAACGCTATTCATAATCCTTTCTAAGACGCTCAATTGTAGCATCAGTTTGATGATTTAAAAACTATGGATGTTCTTCACAATATTGATGATAATGAGTAATATCTTGCATTATTTGATTATAACTATCTTTTGAATGTTCCCATCCTTCAATAATTTCATCCATAAATTTAAGAATACGAATACGACATCCGACTGCGGTTCTCTAATCAATTTTATTATTTATTTTCTAAATTGCTTCAAGAATCTTTTTTGAGCAATCATTCTTTTTATCTTTACGTTCTAATAGAAATTGAATAAAACCCCATAAAGCATTAGACCCCACAACGGCGACAACCATTGCGATAACTAATTCCATATCCATTATTTATGTTTCCTCCTATTTATATTATTTCTTTTTAATATAGGACGAATAAACATAACCATACTTCCCATTATATTTAATTAAATACCAATCCCCATCTTGGTGACATATGCCTACTTCTACTCCTTTACGAAGAGGACTGAAGCTGCAAGTTTTTGCAGAAGTAGTGGGCTGTAGTCTTACGTTTAAAGTTCCATTTTTAACATTTACGATTCCAGTCCATTTAACAGTATGAATATCATCTGTTACTGGGTCAGGATTTGATACTTCACTTACTTTTGTTTTTCCAATATATTGGCTTTGAACATATCCAAATTTACCATCATATTTAATTAAATACCAATCACCTTGCTCATATGCTACACCAACTTCTGTACCTTGTTTTAAACCACTAAAAGAACATTTTTTTGCAGATATATTAGGCTGAAGTCTAACTGCTAATTTTACATTATTACCAATATTAACATAACCTTTCCATTTTACAGTATGCATATCATCAGCTACAACTACTTTATTTGTATCAGTAGTTACTTTAGTTGAATCATAAGCAGGTCTACAGAATTTAGTTCCTGGTAATTTAGAATTATAATATGTTTTTTGACAAACTCCGCCACCATTATCTACAATAGAAGAAGCACCTGAAGTATTTCCTTCAATAGTAGTAAATTTATCACCATCAACAGCAATAACAAAACCAGTATGCGCAAATGTGCCATTTTTATAAAAAATCACAATATCACCTACTTGAGGATTAGCATGTTTTGTAAATAAACTACCTAAAGTTGGACAGTAAACATAAGGATAATGTTTTAATAATTGTTTAGCTCTGTCAATACCAAGAGCCATAGTAATACACCAAGTTACAAAACCTGCGCACCAAGGTTGTGCTTGATAATTTTTACCACACCAATTATTTATATCTCTCCAATATTTAGTATAGTTATTAGCTCCTGCATTACCTGTTTTACTATCTAAGCTAGAATTAGACCTTTTTTCTAAATAACCTAATTCATTTTTAGCTACATTAAGAACTTTCTACCATTCTGATTGTTGGGCGGGCTTGGTTTCTTCTTTCTTATCTGGCTACTTTATCTAAGCGGCGTTCATATTAAATACATTCATAACATAACTTAAATCAACGCGGCCGCTAATGCCATCTACATCTCCGCCTGAAGTATATTGCCATAATACTTGGTTCTCATAATATTTATTTTTAGAAACCCCATATTCTGCAACCCAGGTATTATATTCTGCGGGCGCCGCTATTTGAGACATGTCTAAGTTATTATATAACCATGACCTAGATGCATATACCCCGCATGGGATGCCCGCCGCCAGAAGTTTATCACAAAGAATTTTTAACATTTCAGTTCTTTTTTCTTTTGATAATTTATCTGAACGACCACTTTTATCTCGTTGGACAACTTCACTATCAAACCAAACTGGCATATTAATTTTACTATTTTTTACTTCATTAATAACAAATTGTGCCTATTCTTCTGCTTCTGCTCTTGTAATTGAACAAGGGAAAAAATAAAAAGAATGTTCAATGCCATTCTTTTCACAAGCTGTTCTATATTGTTTATATTTAGGGTCATAAGTAATAATTCCTGTTTTGCTTCCCCTATATCCAATTCTTATTATAACAGGATAACCAGTAGCTTTAACTTTATTCCAATCTGTAACATTATTAAATTGAGAAATATCTATTACTTTTTTAGTTGTCATAGTAACCTCCTTTAATTACCATTTTTTAGATTTAGCATTAAGGAGAGAATTAATTTCATCCTGAATAAGTAAACCATAGCCGGTACCAAATTCTTTATCAAGATTTTTAATTCTTTGGTCATTTTTACCGTAATTAGCTTTTCCATCAATAATTTTTTTAGCAGTGTTAATAACAAGATTTACTTGATTTTGTATTGCAACTGGTTCATATCCTGCATCAAGTAATCTTGTCATTCTTGTATTATTAGAACCATATTTACCCATAAAAACATCTCTAACAACATCGGCAAATCCATTTAATTTAAATGTAAAAGTTCCTTTATAAGATACAGAAAATGCATATTTTTTTCCACTCTTATAGATAAGAAATCTGCTATTGGCAGTTACAAAATTAATATCGCCAACAGATTCAAATACTTTAATGCCAGCTTGTTTACAACGATTTGCACCAAATTCTGTAAATTCAGTTGTACCGACTCCATTAGGCTCTAATTGATTATACCAACAATAGTCTGCGCCTTGTGCTTTTAAGCCATTAGCTTGAGAGCGAGGACAATTATTACCATGATGTGGAATTTTAAAGAATTTAACTTTAATGCCAAGTTTCTTTATAAAATCCCAAATTCTTTCAGAACCATCTCCGCTTGTCCAGTAATACCACTCGTAGAAATAGCAACATAAACTACCATCATTTACATAAGACCAACCATTTGTATCATCATCTTCAACACGACTTGGTTGTTCTCTATAAACTTTAAATTTAATATCTCCAAGTTCAACTTTATCTCCATGTTTTAAAAATTTAACAGGAATTTTTTTTGCTTTGGCTTCAGATATTATCTTATTAAGGTAATCTATATCCTCACGAACACTAGCACTACCTTTATTATTTCTTAATCCACCTTTTAATGATTCGGGGTCATAGCAATAAAAAGCAAGTACAGTAAAATAATTATCTTTAATTATTTTTCTTAATCCATCGGCATGGTCATAATGAGGATGAGAAAGCAAAAGATATACTTTTTTAATACCATTTCTTTTTAAGTAATTAATAAGAGCAGTAGCACCTTCTCCGCAGGCTCCATCTATAATGAAACAAATATTATTTTTTGTATCAATAAGAACTTGGGTATCTCCATGTCTTGTCTAATTACTAGGTCTTCCAAATCCAGGTATCCAACCTCTAATCATAAGATTCACCTCCTAAATAAAAAATCACTATTAATAGTTTTGGATTCTATTAATAGTGATTTTTATTAAGAATTTTTTATGAATTTTTGACCTTGTTAAAAAGTTGCTCTCTAATTTTTAAACTCTCTTTGATTTCATATTTTAAATAATTTATTTGTTGTTCGCAATCTTTAACTTCTTTATTATAATATTTAATATGTTGTTTTAATTTCTTTAAAATTATTTCATTATCTTTTTCAACACCATCTTGAATGTGAGATTCTAAATCTTTTAATAAACTTTTTAAAGCTTGCTCTTTAATTCTGTTTATATCTCGTCTTTCTTTCCAATATTTTATCATAGCTCTATTTTCAGCTAATCGTTGGCCAAAAAAAGGACTAGGAGGATGCTTTTCTTCTTTGTTATAAAAAGATTCACCCTCATATTGTTTCCCCTAATGTTCTAAAATTACATTAGAAAATCCATCAGGGTAATAATTTGATTCTAAAAGTTTCATGTTTCATTTTCCTTCTTTTTATAATTTGCAACAAAAATTTTCCAAGGTTCAATGCGGTCGCCGCTTGATGTAAAGTTGCCACCCTGATATTCAATCCAGAAATCATCCAGAGTATATTTGCCCCTTGGGCGGACTTCCGCCATATTTGTCTCCTCTTGACAATGTAAACAGAATAATTTTTTAAGATGCCCAGGCTCTCTTTCTTGGCCTATTGTTCGGAATACGGGAATTCCTTTCATACCGCATTTAGTGCAATAAAAATCACTTAGGGTAATATTTCTGACATCTTTTGTTTTTCTTGCCATATTATATCACCTCTTCCTTAATACAGAAGAATTCAGACCAAGAACCTACATCAACCCAAATTCCATTTTCATCTTCCCACATTCTTTGGTATGGAGATTTATAATTATGATTATCTAAAAATCGGAAAATAATTTTATGGGCCTGATGAAGAGTTCTCCCTTTACCAATTTCTCTTAAAATTTCTTTTGAAGGATTAATAAGGTACACTTTATAAATATTCATTTTTTATCACCTCTTTTATTTATTATAATATAATTATATCAAAAAAAAATAAAAAAATCAAATAAAAATAGGGAAGAAACTAATCTTCCCTAAACAATTAAATTATTCTGTAAAAATTAGACTTCCAAGAAAAGCTAAACCACCAGCAAAAAGAGGGAAACAATCTGGAGAAAGATTTAAATGTAAAGCATTTGTAATAATTAAAATACCTTCATAACCTATTATAGTTTTAAAAACAAAACCAAGGGCAAAGCCTTTAATAAAACTAATAATAGGGTCTAATATCATAGTAAGAAGTATACTAATTATAAATTCTATTATTGTAAGTTCACTTCCATTGTATTGAATTTTCATTTTAAATCATCCTCTATTCTTTCCTCTTTATCTTCATATTCAGCAAGTTTGTTAATATATTTCATAAAAGGGCAATTGTCGCAAATATAAGTTTTTGGATTCCAATTAGTAAAAGGAGTTCCAGTTACTTCTAGGACCCAATCTTCAGCAGGACAATTTTCACCAATATAACATTCACAATCTCTATCTCTTCCTGTTAATCTGCTCATTTTTTTATTTCCTTTCTTTTTTTATATATTATTATTATATTAAAAATTTTTAAAAAAATCAATAAATGCGGCAGTCGGTTAATCTCGGCAGGTCTAGAGTTATGTTGCATATAGCGGTCGCCGCAAGGTCAATAAAAATTAATAGATAAAATAAGTTTTTTATTTTATTTATGAATAATATTATTTTTAAAGAAAGGGGAGATTTTAAATGAGTATAAGACAACTTGAAAGATTAAAATATCTTCGTATTCGATAGGAAGATGGCTCATATTATGGAGATTTACCCCTTGCTATTGATGCACATAATGTTTCTATGTAGAATAAATTTGACCTTCAAGCTACGATAGGTGATATAGACTATTCAACAGAGTAGGATATTACAACTAATTTAAGAAAAATAAAAGATAAAATTGAAGGTATAGATGAAAGTCTACTTTCGATTGAAGAAACTAAGGCAGATTCAGCCTAGATTAATAGTAAGGTGGATAATCTTACTACTTTTGTATAGAGTTTAGATTTAGATATAAATAATTTAGGTTTATATCAAGATTATGAAACTGGATATGTTTATTTAACTTATAAAGGGCAAAGAGGAACTCAAGGTATCCCTCTTGCTATTTTAAAAGGTTAGGTTAACCAAAACGTAGATGATTATGTGGATAAACAAATTGAAAAGATAGATAAAGAACTACCTATTACTGTTTATATCGATTCAAGTGCTGGAAATATTTTTACTGATCCTAATATAAATACAGTTTTAACTGCAACAGTTTATAAAGGAAGTACAGATATAACAGATCAAGTAACTCGTTTTAGATGGTCAAAAAGAGATAAAAATGGTTTTTTAGATGAAAACTGGGGAAGATTAATTCAGGGAAGAACAATAACAATTTCTCCCGCAGATGTTGTTCAAAAAGCAGTTTTTACTTGTTAGGTAGAAATTTAAAAAGGAGGAATGAAGAATGGCACAAATAAGTTATGGTTCAATTACCATTGTTGATGTAACTGATATTGGATAGTTTAGTGTATATCCAAGAGCAAATGCATCAAAAACACAAATATATAATCCAGATGCTGATTCTTATATGCCGAATTGGGACACTTCAGCAGGTGGAACTAAAGTAATTATTTCTCCAGTTACTTATTATGCGGGTAGAAATATTACTGCTCTTGCAACATATACTTGGCAAAGAAGAGATGGAGGAGGAGCAGCATCTACATTAATAACAGGAGAAACTGTTGTAGGAAATACATTAGAAATTACTAAAAATGTTTTAGCAACTGCGACAGGTGGATTAGTTACTTATGTATGCACAGCTAGTTATACCATAGATGGAGTTTCATTATAGGCTATTGGGTAGATTGATTTTTCTTTAGTTAGACAAGGAAGTGCAGCAAAAATTGCTAAAATAACTGGAGATAATATTTTTAAAATTAATTCTAGTGGAAATTATATTAATAGTCAAATTGTTTTAAATGCAACTCTTAACAATACAAGTATTTCAGCTTGGAAATATTATAAACCAGATGATAATAATGCAGATGTATCTGG